AGTTGAATTTAGAAAGGCCGATTCCGTTTTGCCGCTCGATATGCTGATTAAACCCGGCCAATACCTGACGGGGGCATACCCGATAGGGGAAACCCTTTTTCAGAATAAGGCCGAACGCGTTGAAACCGCTAAAAGGATGGTCAATATCAATTTTGACAAATTGGAACGCCACGCCAGACAGCAGGTAGGCCGCATGATGAATTTCATGATTGATATCGGCATAAAGCCCGATCAGATTTGCGAAAGATTGAAGGCGGAAGACGGCAAATATCCTAAAGGATTAAATCCCCAAGAGTACAGCTATAACGGTGTAACCGTGAAATACATGCACCAAATCGGCCAAGGCCATCAAAATGATGAAATGGGAATTTTAGAAGATACCAGTTTTAACCAACCAATAGACTTAAAGGATATACCAAATGAACTTTGATCAATTAAACCAGCAACAGTACGAAACAGCCATCATCATGGGCGTAACCAAATTTAAAGGCGAGATCGAAGGCAATCAGATCGATACCTGCACGATTTTCCGGGCGACGCCTTTCAATGCCGAATCAGGTAATGCCGTGGGGGTCGGTTTGGCCAAATTACGTTTCGGCGACAGCTCTAATTTCGAGATGTTTAAAAACCTTAAATTTCCCATGGAAATGGAGCTGTTAATCGGACGTACAACTAATTCAAGCGGTAAGGAAACTGCCGTAGTGAAAGATGTTCGGTTTGCGGTGTGAGCTGCATAAACGGGCGTGCCGGGATGCGGCTGCCGGGGTGCTTCACGCTTTTTACCGGATACGCCCCGGTGGCCCATGCCAGCGCCTTTTTGTGGCGCGGGTAAATCATGTGCGCGGCGGTTTGCCCGCCGAAGTTGTGGATGGCGGCATAGGCCACATTGGTGCCCACCCGCGCACTGTCGTTATCGCTGGTCTCGGTAATGCTGTTGCGCAGGCGGCCGGTGTTTTGCAGGATTTTGTGGTTGCGCACATGCTTGTCAAACCGCGCCTGCGATACCTGCCCGCGTTTCGTCAGCGCCCCGGCACGGGAGAGCTGGCTGCCCGGCTTCAGCCCCGCCCAAGCCGGGCGGCCTTGGCTGTTAAAGTTTTCATCCACCGCCTGATGCAGCCTGCCGGCAATCAGGCGCATCAGGCTGCCGCGCTGCTCCCAGCCCTGTGCTGCGCGGCTGTGGTTTTTCTGCCAATCTAACGTCTTGATTTCGATTTCGATCATGCTATACTGTAATCCAATAATAAGGCGGGAGTTTCCTAATGTAATGCCGCAAGGCTAAGGCTAAAGGTTAAGCTCGTATCACGAGGTTATGATGTAGGTTCAAGTCCTACCACCGCCTTATTTACCCTATTTCAAATTCTGCCCGTGCAACAGGACATATTTAGACCAATCCGTGCCGGTTCTTTTAATTCTCGTTCCTGTATCCACCACATTCACAATCAGGTTTTCACGCTTGCCCGTAGTGGGATTTTTCGAGCGGCGGAAGCCGTCATAATCCATCTGCACCACCAGCTTATACAGATAATCCGCATCCGTCGGGTCTGCGTAAAAGTAGAGCAAAGACGGGTTGGTTTCGGCATTGGCCGCCGCCTCAAAATATATCGATAACGGCTGGCGGATATGGTCGGGCAAATGCTGCCAGAAATCAGCCGGCAGCGTCTTATCCACCCCGGCCTTAACCGAACGTTGGGCATGGCGCACCAAACTGTCCGATGAGGCAATAATCGCACTCTGCGGCAACGGCAATTGCCGGCGGGCCAACTCATCCAAAGTGTGGAGGCTGACCGCGCCGACAAATGCAGGCTGGTTCTGCGGCCGGTTGGCCGTCATCAATCTCTGATAGGCCTGATACAAATCATCTGCCACCGCCCGGCGCAAAATCAGGTTATCCAATGCCTGATTGACCGACATACTCGCCAACCGCGGCGGCAAATCCACCGCCCGTTGCATCTGCAACTGCCCCAACTGCGCCAAGTGCCGCTTGCCCACATTGCTGTCAAAGCCGCGGTCAGCCATGAAGGAGCGGCCGTCGGCCAAACGGATGGCGCGGGTCGGCTCGGTGTCGCCCGCTTTGTTCACCACGCGGTACACCTCTTCCAACCGCCCCTCGCTGTCGGCCACTTCCAGCCCGCGCCGGGTCAAATCGGCCGCGCTGTAGGCGGTTACGGTGCAGCGACAGTTAAAGCCGTTGGGCGGGTAAAAGGTATCCCAAAACGGGTCGTCGATGTGGTACACCTGCCCGTGCAGCTCGCGGTGCAGCGGGCGGGTGCGGTTGTCCATAACGGCGGTGTATTGCAGATAAGGCATGGCGGCACGGTTGTCTTGCAGCTCCTGCCAGCGACCGGCCATATAGGCATTTTGCATATTGGTGCGGTAAATCACCTCCAAGCGCTGCGGCGTGATGCCCTTGCCCAGCAACTCGCCGGTGGCGGTGTCTACCATATCGCCTGCCTGATCCAGATGCAGCCCCTTGGCCGTCAGCTGCCGCTCCACCGCATCCCTAAATTTGGCAAACGGCGTGCCCTTGGCCGCCGATTCGCCCAGCGCGCGGTGGATGTCGGCCACCACGTCCTGCCGGTAGATGCCGGCAATGGTCTGCGCCTTGGCCGCTGCTTGTTGCATCCGCTGCGGCCAATCGGTCGGCACCGTGTAGCCCAAAGTCTCAAAATAACGGATGGCACGCTCCGGCGGCAGGCCAAAGCGGCCAACCGCGCATTGGGCGAACCGGCGGCGCGGTAGGCCGCTACCCAGCCTTTCAGGGTGCGCACACTGATGCCGCGTTGGTTGTTTGCGCGGGCATTGGCCACCGGCACCAAATAAGCCAGCGATTCCGATAACTGCCCACTTTCCACCTGCCGCACCACAAACTGCACCGCATCCGTAATCCCAAAGCCGGTTACCTCATGCAGCCGCAATACCTCCGCCGCCAGAGCCATCCGCGCATGGGCGCAGTCGCGCTGCTTGTCGTTTAAACCCATCGCATAATCGTCAATCGGCAAACCCAACTGCTCCATCCGCCGCACCGACACAGGCCGCTTGGCCTTGGCCACGCTCGGCAGCACCGCCGGCTGTGATTGCGCCAGCAGCTGCTCTGCCTGCCGCTCCCGTACCGCGGTTTGGATTTCTTCAGGTAGCCCAGCCACTTGGTATTCCATCCCGCCACCACGCTGGGCACGTTTACGGCTCGGCCAACATTCACGCTTAGCTTTATCCGAGATGCCTTTAGGCGTTTTAGGCAAAGAGAGGATGTTGAGCTGTGCCAATTCGGCCGCACTTAAATACTCATTCATGGCTATCATCCCCAAAATCCAATTCCGGATTACCGGCTTTTTTCACGTTTTCTCTTTGGTAGGCGAGGAGAGCCAACACATTGGTGAGCGCCTCAATGGTTTCATCTACACCGCTGCCGTCCTCATGCCATTTAGCCAACAATGCCAAAGCTGCTGCCGTTTGGCTCTGCACCTGCGCCATATCCGCCGCCTTGCCTTTGCGGCCGCGCGGAATTTCAATCACCACCCGGTCGCCATGCAGCACGCTTAGATATTCGCTAATAAAACGGCTGCCCGTTAATGCTTCAAACTGGGCTATCCGATTGAGGGGTAAAGTGTTCTCCAACAGCCAGCGGTAATAAGTTTTAAGCTCTACCCCCATCAGGTCAGCCATCACTTTAGATGGTCGGTGCTGTTCCTTAGCGTGCTGTTTGGCCAGCTCAATCGCATGGTCCAGAGAGGTGGCTTTCGCCTGTCGTCTGATGGTTCTCATGGTAAAAATTTATCAATCGAGAATTTAAATTCGTGATTTTTTAGCCTGTTATCCGTACAATACATTTATGCATTAACTGCACGGTGCAGCACCGGCTGAAAATTGCGTGCCGCATAACGTTGCGGCCAAATTTGTTCAGGCTTCAAACCCAGCGCATCAGCGATAACCCGCTCACTTTTCGGGTAGGGTTTGATGAGCGCGCCGTAAATAGTGGTTGGATGAACATTGGCTTGCTCGGCCAGTGCTCGGATAGTCCAACCCCGTTTTTTCAACGCAGCAATGATGTCGGCACGGTGCCAATCCAAAGGCTCTGCGGTTATCTTTTGAGCTGTATTTTTTTTCATCTTGAATACCTATTTTTTGTCAGTTAGGGAATTGACTAGATGTAGGTATTATAGCGTTAAGCTTAGAATTAGCAAGTGGAATTTATATAGTTAAACTTAAAATTTAGGATATTTTATTAGGTTTAATTATAAATATATGATTTCAATGATGATTTATTTTAAGATTAACGTTATAGTTATTTATAGGTTTAGGTTAGTCTTTGTATGGAGAACTTTAACGTTGAGTTTGCAAAGAGAATGGAGATAGTTGCGAAGAGACTTGGCAGCGTCTCCGAGCTGTGCAGAAGAGTTGATGTGGCATACCCGACAGCGACCAAATGGGTAAAAGAGGGTGCTGAGCCCAGCACCACGAACCTGATTAAAATTGCCGATGCGGCTGGAGTAAATCTGCTTTGGCTTGCTACCGGACAAGGGGCTATGCTCAAAGAAGATAGCGAAGACGGCAAACAACCAGCAGCCTATGATGGCGATCAGTATGCTCAACCTGTTTTGGATACCTTGAATCGACCGGTTGATATTGAAGAGTTCGTATTTATTCCCCGCTACAACGTTAAAGTCGCTGCTGGGCACGGTTATATCGCTGAAGACGAAAAGCCAAGATTTACAATGGCCTTTCGGAA